ATGAGTTTCTGGGCATTCACCTTCTCCAAAATGAAAACGCCCCGCGAATTGCGAGGCCTCGAACCGTACGGTGGTTGCGGCATGCAGATTGATAACGAGCCGAACCAACCGTCACACAGAGCGATCAAGATCGCCGCGATACTCGCGGCCGTCGTGACGCTTGCCTCGTGGTCCCCACTCAGGACAGGCCCTGCCAGGTGGGTGGTCGATCAGTTTCCGATCGAATCGATCATGTTTCTCGCCGGCGCGTTGATGGCGGGACCGATCTGTTTCTTCATCGGTCGGAGGGATGCGCTTCGCGCGTTCCGACCTTCCAAACCTACGATCGACCGGAGTCGAGACGATTTTCCGGCCATTTTGAAATATGCCGCCCACATCCTTATCAGCGCGCCGTTCGCGGTGTTCCTGCTGCCAATCCGTGGATGGAAGCGGGCGCGGGCGAACGGCGAAGGAATCTTCTTCAGCTTTATCAACTGCCTCTTGGGCAGCACGCTTGGTTTGATGGTCACGCTCGCAACATTTTTGCTGGTCGCCATACCGATTCAGATCGCCTTCGAGGGTGGCTGAGATTATTTATGCTCCTCGCCTGGCAAGAGCGGATAGGCAGCCCTCCCCCCACCACCCTGGACGAGCGCGTTGATCAGCGCCATGCGTTGCTGGTCGATAATGTTTTCGGGTCCCAGGCGGATAAGCGCCTCCATTAGCGAATCACGCTGGTCCCCGCGAAGCACACTCAACGGAGCGACTTCATCGGCAACGCGAGCTGCGTGGGCGCCTGCATTCCCCTCAAGGAGGGATCGCGCGAGACGGCGAGCCATGGTCAGGCCGAGATCGGCCCAGCTCTTATCCGTTGGAATTTCTGAAGCCTTGGATACCCCACCGAGATACTTCTCAAACCCGGCCTGCCCTGCCGCATCAGCTGCGCTGGTTACACCATTTGCCGTGTCTGCAAAAAGGGCTTCGCGATCGATGGCATTGAGTGACGCATCGGCTTTGTCTGGCCCGAACATCATGCCCAGTTTTTCGCGATTCCAGTCGCCTTTGCCGCGAACTATCTTGCGTAGCGCATTCATATCACTGGCTTCGGTTCCAACCGCACGATAGATGTCGCCAAGCGTTCCTTGCCGCATGCGCGCCGACTCCGCAGAAGGACCTATCAGCGTCCCCTGCGGTTCGGCACCCGCCACCAGTTTCTCCTGAAGCTCTGTGGGGCGCATGGCGCGCGGCCCATCGGCGAGAACGGATTGCCCCTGGGCCAGCCCCGCACTCTGGCGGCCCAACTCGTCAACTTGCGCATCGATGGCCTTCACCTCAGGGACAGCCCGAGCAAGAGCGTCGTCGATCATCCCACGGGCATTTTTGAGCACGCTGATGACTTTTGAATTTTTCTCGCTCGCCAAGATACCGTCGATTGCGTCGCGCGTAGCGAACGCTATCGCTGGATCGGAGGCTACGGTGTCTTTCCCAAGGTCATTGAGCATGTTCCTGACGCGAGCAAGCTTACCCTGGGCATCGTCGCGCAGGTACGGGATGGAGTTATCCAGATCATTCGCGACCGATGTGAAATCGTAAGGCGGCTGCCCGCGAACCGCCGCAGCGCGAAGGTTTTCCACCTGTTCCCGAGCCGCGTCCAATTCGCTGTCGATAGCAGACGGGACAGGATCTGGCCCAAGGTTTGTCTCGAAGTCCGACCTGAGACGGGCACCTGCCATAGAGCCACGCTCATTCAGAGGATCCACGACCTTGCTCCGCGTGGGTTCCCGGGCTGCACCGCTCTTGGCGGCGCCGCGCCATTCTGGCGAGACGTCTACTGGCATCGCCTCAGATCCGAGCTTGTCGAAACGGTCACGACTCGCCGCGAGCTTATCCGCATCAGAAACGTTCTTCGCGAGCCAATTACGAGCATCCGTGGTCAGGCCTGCTAGCATATCCCGCGCCGGCTTTGAGGCCACCTCGTCTCCAAGGAGCGCGCGCGTGAGAGCCTTTACGCCCTGGGCACTTGCTTTGACACCGGCTCCGATGACTTCCCCTGCTAAGGGACCAGCTAGTCCAAGCAGTCCCCCTTCAATTGCACCCCGGCGACTTTTTTCGGGATCGCCGCCACTTCTCACGTGAGCGTCCGCGGCACCAATACCGCTGCCGGTCAAGCCCGAGACCAGCGAGCGCGCCAACATGCTGCCCCCGGCAGCGCCGAATGCTTCGGGTGCAGCCACGACGGCAGGGATAGTTCCAGCAACCGCACCGACCACCTGCCCTGTTGTGTTGACATTAGGATGCGCAATCTTGGCCTCTTGATCGCGAGCATTCACAACCCGGAGCTGATCCTCATAACTCCCTCCGTGTAGGAGGGGACGGAGACGAGCGGCTGCCTCATTCGCTGCTCCGAGAAGATATGGGCCGGCAATAGGTATGCCATCGAGGACACCAGAAAAGCCGGTTAAGGCCTGACCGTAGAGCCCCTTGGTTTCAAGAGCCGCCACCCCTTCCTCATACGTCAAATGACGTCCGGAAGGTGACGGCGGCGACTGATCTTGGGGTTGCTTGAGCTGCACCCGGGCTCGTGCGCGGGCAATGGCTTGCAGCTGCTCAGGTGTCAATACTGTCATAGTTTCCGCTCCGCTGGCGTCATCGCGCCCATAAATCGACCGGGACCCCTGCCAGGGTTAGAAATCCTTCGAAAGGCGACATTTCCTGGTAGCTTCGTTTTCGAGATCGACGAGCCAGTTGCGCCAGGTGCCGTCTCTTTCGATACCCCGAACAGCGACGACAAGAAGCCGGGAGCCTTGGCCGGCGGAGGTGAAGGCGCACCCGTCGGAACAGCGGGAGCTTCAGCTGTGGCAACACGCTGCTCCTCATTCTGCTGCCTGATCTCCAGCCCGCCCATCAGCGCCTGCGCCAGCCGCGCCGCGCCCTGCCACGGAGATTGCACCGGGCTCGCATCCATGCCCTGCTGCAGCATGGCGTAGGCCAGCCGCTTGCGCTGGTCGCTGAGGTCGCCCTGTGTCTTGCCGGTATCGCCGCCGAAGATGAAGTCCATCAGCCCACCGCCCTTTCGTAATTGACGCGGTCGAAACCGTCGGTGTGTTCAAGCACCGCGTCCGGATGAATCTTGCGCACATCGTCGGACATCAGGCCGATCTGGGTCGGGCCGCCGTCCTTGTAGCGGAAGGCGTAGACCGGCAGGCCGTTGTCGAGCGTGCCGACGCGTTTGATGTCTTCCTTCAGCCGCCGGTCGGATTTCGCCCAGCCGCCGAGCAGCGAGCCGCCGAGACCGAACAGGCCGCCCATGGCGGCGTTCGACTGGGCGAGCTGCTGATTGTAGAGACCCATCTTCTGGTTGAAGTTCTCGTTGATCAACCCGGCTTGGTCGACGGTCGGCAGCTGCGTCGTCGGCGTGTTGACATAGCTCGGCTGGTGGACCTGCGAGCCCGACATCAGCGCCGAAATCTCATTCAGCGGCTGGTTTCGCTCGGTCAGGATGGAATTCTGGGCATTCGAATACATGTCGCCGAGATACTGGTCGGATGCGGCCTGCTTGCGCGTCGAAAAATCGCGCAGCGCATTGTCATAGGCGGCCGAGCCCATCGAGATGCCCTTGTCGGCAAGGCTTTGGTCGAGGCTCGCCCGATCGCGGTCCCATTGGTTGTTGAAGCCGGACTGCCAGTGATCGTTGACATATTTGTCGACAATGCCGGCGCTGAGATCGACATTGGTGCCGAGGATGCCCGAAATCTTGCCGGTCTGCTCGTTGGCGAGCTTGGCAAGGCCGAGCTGCGTCTGCTGCGTCTGGTCGTAGATCGCCTGATTCTCGGGCGAATAGGTCTGATAGGCCGAATAGGTCGGCAGCCGGTAGGTCTTGCCGTTCTGGTCAGTCATCGTCTGATAGCCGCTGACCTTGTATTCCAGCGAACCGTCCGGCGTGTATTGGTTGGTGTGGCTGAGCCCCGCATTGGCGATGGCGGTGTCGACGTTGGTGGCCGTCTGCGCCGCTGCGGTCTGTGTCGGATCAGGCGCCTTTGGGGCCTTCGGCGTGGAGACCATAGGGAAAATCCTCTTTCATGATTGCGTAAAGCAGCGCGTCGCAGTCGCCGAAATAGGCCTGCTGGCGGCCTTCCAGGCGTGCGCCCAGTCTTGCCAGAACCTTCTGGGATTCGGCATTGTCGGCACGGGTCCTTGCGGTTGCGCGGCGGCAACCGAGCTGATGCACGACATAGCGAAAGACCGATCGCATCAGCGTCAGCGTCAGCCGGTCGGCGGCAAGCGAGACCTCGACGTCATGCTCGGTCCAGACGTTGAAGACGAAGCCGGCGATGATCCGGCCGCGGTCGATATGGGCAAGCGTGGTGTAAGGCGGATCGAAGCTCACGCCGATCCTGGCCCCGACCCAGGCCGCGATTTCCTCGCGCGGTTCGGAGACGATCAAATCGGCGCGCCCTTTTCGTAAAGCACGGAGCCGCCGACCACGGCGGCTTCCGAGACGGAGCCGGACGAGCCGGAGATCAGCGCTCGGATCGTCGGCGCCAAGGCCGAACCGGCGCCGCCGGCGGAGGCGAATTTGCGGACGAGCGAAATGCCCGGAAATTTCGCGACACCCCAGACCGCCGTTCCCCACTTCGCCGCCGTATTGTTCTCGATCGACGATAGAAGTGCTGTCGGAATCTTGGTCTGGTAGTCGACCGAGATGCCGGCATACATCAGCGAGGAAACCCCGATCTGCGCCGTCACCCCGATCAGCTTCGAGAGCTTGGTCGAGAGGCCGTCGCCATAGCGGCTCCAGGCGCCGACCATCAGCGCATCGATCGCCACGCCATTGTCGTTGGCGCCGACTTCGGCCTCATAAACCGTGCCATCGCCCGCGCCGAAGAACAGCCGGTCCTGCCATGTCGTCCAGCAGGAGGCGGGCATGCCGACGAAGCGGCACCAGGCCCCGGTTTCGGTGTTCATCACATATTGATAGGGGCCGAAGGAGGACGGCAGGTTGACGATCGCCATCTGCCGCGCCGGGAAGCTCGAAAGCTGCCATTCCTCAGAAGTCGTGCCGGTCGCCGCAACGGTCTCGCGCCAGGTCGGGCCGATCTTGGCGGTAATCGCCCCGAGGCTGGTCGCACCCCGATCGAGCTGCACGGCCTTGGTGATCGGCACGATGCCGTCCGTCGTCATGATCGCCAGATCAGCGCCGACCGACAGCAGGCATCGATCTGTGCCGAGCGGCCGGCCGAGCTTGAAGGTGCCGATCAGGCCCCAATTGGAAGCGTTCGAGGGATCGGACCCCTGGAAGACGATCACCTCGCCTTCCGAGGAGATCAGCACCAGGCATTGCTGCAGGCCGGTCGAAACGGGAATGGTCCAGACGTTGATCGCAATCAGCGTGCCGCCATATTTCATGTTGCCGCCGACCGGCAGAACCGTCGCCGTGCCGCTGACGGCATCGGTGGCGAGATACCAGACATTGGTCGAATTCTTCTCGATGAACCACAGCCGCGAGCGATAAGCGGTGACGGCGATCAGCAGCGAGGCGTCCGGAATGCCTGATATCATCGTCGAGGGAACGTAAGGGGTCGCGACCGCGCCCGTCTCCAGCTGCGCGTTGGTGACCGTTCCAGAGACGGTGACGACGAGCGTGCCGGCCGCCGGCGTGAAGGTCAGCGACACCCGGTTGGCGACGCCTGTCCCGTTCAGCGTGCCGGCGAAGGCGCCGGAAAGAGTGACGGAGCCGGTGCCGAAGAAGGTCAGCGTATAGGCCGTATTGCGGACGGCGACGTTCTGGGTGGCGAGCGTTGCCGTGCCGACCAGAAAATTATTCGTCCAGGCGGTGCCGTTGAAGAGCAGCGGCGTGTCGAGGCCATTGACGAGGCGCAAAAATTCCTGGCCGGCCGGGTTGGTATATTGCTGCACCGACCAGTGGGCGCTTGCCATGCCGGAGACGACGGGTACACCGACAGCGCCGCCCGCCGTCACGTCGAAGATCTTGTCTCCGGCCGCGGCAAACAGCCTGTTGCCGACGCCCGAATAAGGAATGACCGTCTGCACGTCGGCGCCGAGGCCGGTGGCGAAGGCGAGGTAACCATAGCGGGCGCGCACCCGGTTTGCCTCGGGAAAGAAGTTGTCGAGCTGAAACGCCGCATCGGCAGGCATATCGGCCATCTCGACATCGGTTCGCCAGCCGCCGATCGGCGCGATCCAGTCTTTGCCTGGCGAAACGCGGCCGGTGCGGCCGTTTTGAGGGACAGGTCTGCGGGTCATGGGTTGGACACCGTAATCGTGCCGGGCCAGTAATTCTCAGGCGCCTGCCCCCTTAGCGGCAGCGAGAGGTCAACGGGCGCTGCCGCCCGATCGGCGCCGATCGCGGCTTCCTTGGATCGCTCGAAACTGGCGATCTCCTCGCCATAGTCGAGACCCTTGGCCCGCTTCCAGCGCCAGATCAGCGAGAGTTCAAGGAGATCTTCGGGGAAACGGGCGGTATCGGTGTCACCAGCCCAATTGGCGGCATAGGTCGCCTCGCCGTTCAGCGCCACCCAGAAGCCGGAAATATACTCATAAGCCATCGTTTCACCGGCAGCGTTCAGGTGGATGTCGAGCTTGCCGCCGGCCATGCGCCAGATCTGCGGAACCGGGTTCAAATTGATGATCCTGTTGCGCTGCCAGGTCTGCGGCTCCACCGGGCCATTCAGCTGCCAGAGGCGCGAGGCATTCCAGATCTTCGAATTGGCGGCGAAGCGGTCCCAGTCAGCGGGCGGCTCGGCCGGCTCGGGGGTGGCGCCCGTCGTTGTGAATTGCCGCTGCACCATCAGCGCCGACCAGTCATGCTCGCGCATCAGGTCGCGGCCGGCGCGGGTGGAGAGGATGCGCAGCTGCATGATCTGCGGATCCGCCGAGGACATGACGGCCGTCGGCGGATCGAGGTCGATTTCCGCGCAGACATTCTGAATGATGGTCAGTAGCGACATGCGCGGATCTCCGGTTCAGGCGGCGACGTGGCCGCGGGACTTGGTCCCGGTTTGACGTTCGCTTTCCAGCGCCTCGAAGCGCAAGGCCATCTCCTTCATCTGCTCCTGCAGCCGCGTCACCTCGTCCTTCAGCCGCTCGTTTTCGGCGGCAAAGGCCGAGGCAGCACTCGAGTTTTCAGCGGTTGCGAGATAGGCGCGGGCAGCCGCGACAAGCTCGTTCGCTCCCATGCCCACCTTCTGCTTGACGGTATCGGAAAGGGCTGCGAGCTGCTCGACGGTATAGATATTGACCGCCTCCAGCTCCTTGATCTGGCTGGGTTTGAGATAGGGCCATTGCGCCAGCGGCGTGCCGGTCAGCTGCTCGCGGGCGGCAGCGCCTTCCTTGAAACGCTTATAGGCATCGGAAAAGCGCTGTTTGTCGTTGTCGGTGACCTCGCGATAGACTTCGGTATGTTTGTCGCCCGAGATGAAGATGCGGACGAATTCCTTGTCGGCAAAGATCGGCCGGCCTTCCTTCTCCGTCAGAAAGGTCTGCTCGACCGGTTCGAGGCTGAAGGAGGCATAAATTCCGGTGCTGTTGTCGGGCATGGTGCGTGTCTCGCTGTTGATGGCGGGGAAATGAAATGGGCGCCGAAGCGCCGGCTGTGATGTCGTGCGGATTGCTGCCCCTCACCCTAGCCCTCTCCCCGTTCTGACGGGGAGAGGGGACGTGCCCCGCGATAGGTCTGAGAGGAACAGAGAGGTCTCGGCATATCCCCTTCTCCCCGCGAGCGGGGAGAAGGTGGCGGCAGCCGGATGAGGGGCAGTCGCGCATAGAGAGGTTGGCGAAACGGGCGCCGAAGCGCCCGTCCTTGGTTTAGTTCACCTTCGACAGGAACGGACGCATCAGCGTTGCCTCGAGCACGCCCGTTGCGGTGATGGTGATGCCAGTGCCATTGGCGGTGGCGTTGGCCGAGAGGGTGATGCTCTGGACGACGCCGCTCGGGCTGTAGGTGATGCCCGTGACGGTCGTTCCGCCTGCGATGCCGGTGCCGGAGACGGCAGCGCCGATGAACGGACCGGAACCGGCATTCAGGCCGGAAAGGCTCGTCAGCTGGTTGGAGCCGTTGACCGTGGTTGCGGTGAACGTCTGATTGGCCGCCGCGAAGTTGACGTTGGCGATGGCCTTGGTGGTTGCCGTGGCGGATGCCGGGGCGCTCGCCTGGCCTGCCGTGGTGGTGGTTTCGGCAACGACGAGAGCCGCCGTTGCGGTTGCGACCAATGCCGGCGCCTGGCCATTGCGCTGCAGCCAGACGTAATAGGTGCCGGGTGCAAGGGTGATGGCACCGACCGGGCCGCCGGTCAGCGTCGGAGGCTGGGCAGCACCAGAGAAGACGCCGCAGCGCTGGCCGACGACGGCAGCCGCCGTGGTCAGCAGCGAGGCGACATAATCCCTGGTCCATTGGAACCATTGGCCGGGCTGAAGGGTCGTCTGCGAGGCCAGCACCAGCTGGCAGTAGACCCATTCGGATTCGCGGTCCCCGCCGGCGACAGCGCCGAGGGAGAAATTCGGGCCCGGAATGCCGGAGCCGGAGACGATCGGGCCTTCGACGACGAACGGGTTCGCGCCAAGACGATCGGACTGGATTGAAGCGATCGACATTTGCTTTTCCTTTCGTTGACGATCAGGCGAACAACACGCCCTGCAGGAAGGCGTTGTTCATGGTGAGGTTGCCGGCGAAGCCCATGAGCTGCACGAAGGCGTCCTGATTGGTGTTCATGCGCTCGTCGCCGATCGGAGCCATGTCGCGGTCGCGGTGCGGGCGATAGAACAGGTACTTGGTGTTCAGGAAGAACATCTGGTTGAGCGGCGCGCCGCCGCCGAAGCCGCCGTCGAAGATCACGTCGGCGCCCATGTACTGCAGCGACTGGAAGCCGGCCATGCCCTTGTCCGCCGAGGTGATGCGCTGGATCGCCTGCAGCGATTCCCAGTAGAGGCGGAAGAAGTTGTTGTCGGCGACGACAAGGTCAGGCGCGTCGGAGCCGCGAACGCAGGACATGTAGAGCCGGTTCATGTAGCTCTGGATGTTGGCATTCGAGGCGGCCGCACCGCCATCGGCCGAGGCCGAGAATTTCTGGTTGCGCCAGAAACCCCAGGTGGCGCGCGAGATGCCGCCGACGGTGCCTGATGTCGGCGAGGTCGAGATCAACAGCTGCAACCCGCCGATCTGACGCCCGCCATCGGCCGTGCCATCGGAATAGCAGTCGAGCGCGATGTTGTTCTTCAGCGTCGTTTCGGCGTTTTCGATGCGCTGCTCGAGCAGATCGAGGATCGCATCCTCGCCGGAATTCTGCAGCTGTTCGAGGCCGGACATCGAGACGGCGACCGCGGCCTGCTTGAGGTCGTATTCGGCAGCGGTGATGACGTCGGAGGGTTGAACGTTGAGGATATCGTAACCGGAATAGCGCTTGAAGCTGCCATTTTCTTGATATTGCAGTTCCTGGACGATGGTGCGGCCGCCGGAGATGGGCTTCTTGCGGCCGCGGCTGTTCAGACGGGTGAGAAGACCGTTGTTCTTCGTCACGTCGTCGGCGACCGTGCCGCTGCGGTTGCGCAGCGTCGTGGTCACGATTTCAGAAAGGTTGGGCGAGATGGGCATTGATCATTCCTTTGATCAGACTTGACCGCGCGAAAAACGCATAGCGTCGCGCAGCGAGTCTCGGATGGACGTGGGCTGGCCTCTTGCCGCATCGCGGGTCGGGCCCGGCGCGGAAGATCCAGAGATGGATCGCGAGGCGCGGCGGGCTTGATCTGCCGCTGCTGCCCTCTGGGCTTGCTGTTCTCGGACGGGTGCCTGCGCAGTCTGGCTGATCAACTGCCGGCGAATGTCCGGGCGCATCCAGCATGCGGCGTCGTAGGCGTCCTGAAGCGACGATGCCCGCCCCGCATTGATGAGGGCGATCATGTCATCAAGCACGTCATCGGCGTGCGCGTTTGCCGGGTCGGAAAGGAAGGCATCGACTTGAGTTTCGGTGTCCCTTTTCCGCAAAACATGTTCGACCGTCGCCTCGACGTTGACGTGTCGAGGCTGCGGTCCTCCTTGCTGTAGTCCGGGCTGTGGTCCGGCCTGCTGCGAACTCCGCTGCAGGACCTGATCCGTCTGGCCATTGACCAGGGCATGAAGATTGACGCCGGCCATCCTGGCGACGTGAACGACGGTGTTGACGGGATCGTGGATGAGCGCCTTTTCCCAGTCGATCGCCCGACGCATGACATCGGCATGGGTCACGCCGGCCTGGCGGATGAGCGGCGTAAACTCCTCGAGGCCCTTGTAATCCTGCAGGACGCGAAAGCCGTTATCGACCTCCTGTTCCCGCTTGGTAATGGCCGCCTGCACTTCACCGGGAAGGCTTGCGAATTGCGCCTTGGCTTCCGCCGACCAGCCGGGCGGAACCCGGCTGCCGATGGTTGCGGACTGTTCACGGGTCTGCATCTCGGCCTGTGCTTGAGGCGGTTGTTGAGCGGCGTTTGCCGCGGACGCCTGCCCTGCCCTCGCAGTTGCGGCTTGCTCCTGCCCCTTGGCCAGGAAACGGCCGTTTTCCCCGTCGCGCGGCTGACCGGCGATATCGCCCGGTGCACCGCCTTCGACGGTGTCGATCGCCGCCTTCAGGCTGTCGCGGATGCCGACCGGCCTGTCATTCAGGGGCTTGTCGTCGAACGCGCCAAAATCTTCGCTGCCGTTGCCGGCCTCGTTCAGGTCTTCCATGTCCATGTCGGAAACTTCCTTTGTCGGGGATTGATGCCCGTAAAAACAAAAGGTTAGAGCGGTTGGTTCTAGGCGTTGTATTCGGCGTGAACCCGCCGCAGTTCTTTGCGGATCTCGTTGCGATCCGTCTTCGGCTTCTCGATCGGCTGCGGCTTTTCGTTGCCGATCTCGACCACGCCGGCCGATCGATAGGCCGAACGCAGCTTGGCCTTAGAGGTGTAATGCCTGCCGTCATGCATCGACTGGATATCGATGCTGTCGCTGACGAAATGCGGTGCCGGCAGATCGGATTGCGCCTGGCTCTTTACCGGCATGCAGCTGTGCGGCCACTCGTCGAGCTGGTGCCAGCCGCCGCAGACGCGGCAATAGCGTTCTCTCATACTTTCACTCCGTCACTGATAAGCCGGCTGCGCCTGGAACTGCTGCAAGGCCTGCGCCGCTGCCTCGCCGCGCGCCTGCTCCACCACGGCGCGATGCTCGATCTCGGCCTGGGCGACACCTAGCTCGGCTTTGCGCTGTTCGGCGCCGGCCTTCACCTCAGCCGTTTTCAGCTTGATCATCTGCTCGGCCGGCGGCTCCGGCGGCGGTTTTGGCGCGGTCGCGGCCTCGGAGAGCTGGGCGCCGACCTGCTCCAGCGTGCTTTCGAGCTGGCGGCCGGCTCTGAAGCCTCGGGCGGCAAAGAGCAGCGTCTCAACCATGACAGGCACCAGCATCGGGTTCTGCTGCGCCATGGCGCCGGCCTGCTGCAGGAAACCGCCGATCATCTGCACGAATTCCATGCGGCGCTGCTTTTCGGCATCCTCGTCGGGCTCGATCGTCGAATCCGTTTCGATGTCAATCTGGAAGCCGCGAATGCTGTCATTGCGCAACAGCTGCACGACCTCGTCGATCGTCGGCTGCTGCATCATCTGCTCAAGCTGCGGCGGCATCTGCGGCCGCGGCGGTGCCGGTTGCCCCATCTGCTCGGCGCGCACCACTGCCTGCTGCGCCGCCATCTGCATCTGCTGCATCTGCATTTGGACCTGCTGCTTCTCGGCCATTGTGGGAAGCTTGATGCCGCTGACCAGCATCAGCGTTTCCGGCTGGAACTGGTCGCAGATGATTTCGCCGGCAAGGCGGATGATATCGCGGGCAAAGCGGGCAAGCTCGGCCTGACGGTCGCGGATGCGGATCGAGCCCCACTGGCTCTTGATCCGCTGCGCCGTCGCCGTCTCCGACGCCTGCGTATCGCCGCGGACGATGTCGGAAATGCCGGTGATCTGGTAGACGTCCTCGATCAGCTGCTTGCGGGCCTGGATGCAGGCGATGATCACCTTCTGCACCTCATCGATCGGCAGCGTCACGATGGCTTTCGAGCCGCCCTTATCGGTGAAGGCTGCCCATTCCGGGATCGGCACCATCACCGTGTCGTTTTCCGGCCGCATCGCCTTCTCGATCGCCGGCGAGATCGCGCCATCGCCGGAGGGATAGAACACCTTCAGCCGCAACTGATCGGTCAGCTTGTTGACGCGCTTCGTCAGCAGATCGATCTCGTCACATTGCTGCTGATAATAGACATAGTCGGGCACCGGGATCAGCGAGCTCGTCGACATCGTGCCGTAGGCCGGGCGCGGGCAAGGCCAGAAATGCGTCAGATCGAGCGGCGGCTCCGATACTTCGAGCGCCACCGGCGCACCATCGGCGATCCACACGGTATAGTTTTCGCTCTTGCACCAGATCTCCCAGACATGGGTCTTGCCTTCGTTCTCGGCGCGCTCCGTCCGGTTGCTGCCCTTGTTGCTGCCGGCAGCCTGAGCTGAGAGCGATGTCATGGCGTCGGGGCCGAAGCGCTTCTCCATCTCCTCGTCGGTCATCGGCACGCGCCGTGCAACCCATGTCACATCCTTCCAGCGCCGCGCCGGCGAATGCAGGAAATCCGACCAGTGCACATAATCGATGCACACCCGCTCGTCGCTGATTACCTCGGGCGGCGCTCCGCCATCCTCGCCCATGCCACCGCCAGGCAAGCCGCCGAGCAACCCCGCGGGCAAGCCGCTGGGGAGACCCTCGGGGAAGCCCCCATTCGCCGGCGCGTCGGAGGGCTGGACGCCCATGTCGAGCGGCTCGAAATCGGCCTCGTAGCGCAGCCACACCGTGCCGCGGGCGCAGAGCAGGAAATCGTCGCGCACTGCCCGCATGATCGAATCGATATCGGCTTCGTCGCCCATATAGGCGAGATTGCGTTCGACGAGCTCGGAGGCCATGCGCGCCACCGGCTGCGCGTCCTTGAAGCGGCGCTCGACGACGGGCTGCGGCACACGGGCGTAGACGGCCGGCTGCAGCACCGAGGTGTTGGCCCAAAGCATCGGAAACCTTCGCTTGGCGGCATTCGTCTGGTCGGACTGCTGGTCGAGATAGATCTTCTCGATCTTGACGCAGCGGTCATGCCAGGAGCGGAAATAGCGCTGCGCACGTTCGAGCTCCTGCTGCCACCGGGCGCCGACCTTTGCCAGGTCCCATTGCTGCCCGCCCTCCAAAGCCGTTGTTTCGTCTTCCATCAAACACGCTCGCTGTAGGTAGGGGTGGAATCGGCAAATTCTTTGAATGTCATCGTCTGGAAGGTCGGCAGCGCCTTGGCCTGAGGCTTCAGCGGCTCTGGAGCGAGGCCGGTGAAGATGATGGCGAGGCCGCCGAAAGCGTCCGCACCGTGCGAAGCCCAATTGTGCAGCGGCGCGTCGCGGAAGACGCTCAAATCCTCGTCCCAGTCCTTGCGGTAGTTCCGCAGGCACTTGATGCCCTGGATGCAGCCGGCCTGATCGAACTCGATCTTCGCCAGAATGCGCCGGGTGCCGTTGATCCGGTCGTGGACATAGGCGCGCTCGATCTTGCGGACCGTGCCGAGACCGCGGGCCTTGACCTCTCTCAGCATCACCTCGATGCGGGTCATGCCGCCGCGCGTCCATTCCCTGACCTTGATGTCATGCGGCATGTTATGCACGCCGTAGACATAGCCATGCTCGGCGCCGCGCCGCTCCAGCTCGTCGAGCATGCCGTCCATGCCGGTGCCGGTATGCTCGAAATAGCCGATCATCCGCACACGGCCGGGCAGCACCTGAAACAGCCAGACGCTGTTGGTATCGTCCATGCCGATGTCGGAAATGGTGTGGACGGGATACCCGTCCACACGCGGGAAGACCCCGATCCGCTCTTCGGCGTCGGCCACCGCCATCTGATCGGCGTAATAGGCGCCCTCGACGCTCGCCTCGAAAGCTTCTGCCGGTGTCGAGGGATATTCGCGCTTCATGTCGCCGAGCTGGGTTTCGGCCTTCTTGACGTACCAGGCCTTCTGCCGGTCCGTCAGCGCGATGCCCTGATCGGCTAAGTTGCGGAAATATTTTGCGAAAGCATCGGTGATGATGACGCCTTCAGGCGCGATCGCATATTGCGGTTCCTTCCACCAAGGGAAGAAATGGAACTTGAAATCGAGTTCGGTCAGTTTCGTCGCCTGGCGCTGCTTGACCTGGCCATCTTCGCAGAGCGTGTAGAAATGTCCTTCCTGGCCTTCCGCCGTGCTTTCGACGAAGACCAGCTGGCCGGCCTGCACCGTATTCAAAGCACCGGTGCGGACTTCCCTCGCCTTGTCAGGATATTTCGCGCAAAGCTTTCCATATTCGGAAATATGCAGATATTGCAGCGTTCCCGATCGCAGTGATGTGCCGACACGGATGCTCGAATTATTGCCAAGCAGCAGTTCGGTCTGGTTGGCTCTGACGACAGGCACAGCGTTGCGAATGCCGTCGGGCAAATTGTCATAGGGATATTTGATCTTGTCCCGGAAGATCGTCTGCACGTCGCCCAGCGTATGCGCAATCGTGCCGGCGCGGATATCCCTGTTGAAGACGCAGGCATCGAGCATGAAGATCTGAATGAAGGTCGTCAGACCCAGCTGGCGGGCTTTCAGCAGCACATTGAGGTAATGCATCTGCTCGAAAAAAGTCATCTGCGTCCAGTTCATCTCGAACCTGACGCGTCTGCCCGATTTGTCGGTGATCCAATAGAGGTTGTTCAGACGCCAGCGCCAGTCGGAAAACTGGTCAACCGCCGTTTGGAAGTCCGCGCGTTTTGCCATTGATATCTTCCAGCAACTGCGAAACTTCGCTCGCGACGACGCCACGGTCGGGCTCGACCTTGGAACCGTATTTCTTCGGCTTCAGCTTCTCGGCGACCCACTGACGGGTGGCGATGCGCAGCTGCGAACGCCTTATGGCCTCGCCATTCTCCTGCCAGCCGGTGGTCTCGCCGCTCGCATTCTTCTTTTCGATCCAGTCGTCTGCGCGGTCATCGGCAATCTCGACCATCTCGTCGACAAAGCCGTCCGCCTGAATCTCGCGCGCCAGGGCGTACTTGACCCGAAACGCTGCCTTGTTCTCATCGGCGAGCCAGGAGAGCACGCTCGACATGGCCGGCATCTCTTCATCCCGGCAGATCGACCGCAGGCTTTCCCTGTCGGCGATGCGCTCGCAAATCCTGTCGGCAATCGCCTGGGTGAACTTGATCGGTCTGCCCATATGGCCCGCCTTCTGGAGGCTTCTAGAACAACGCGACGATGTTGGAGGCCGTGGTCCCGGTCAGCGCCACGATGGCGGCATGAACCGGCAGGATCGTCCCGGCCGGCACGTTTCTGAAGATGACCGGATCCATATCCCGCCGCGGCGCAATGGCAACGTCGCCCGCCGTGCCGATATAAAGCGCACGCGCACCGACGATGGCGCTGTCATTCGGCGTCACCACTGCGGCCCGCGAGGCCGGAGCAATCGAAGGGTCCATTGCAATTCTCCTTGTGAGAGGCTTCGGTAGAATTGATTTTTTGTATGTACGTTTATTTTGGTAATGTCGCGTACAGCAACCTGGGAAACGTCCATGACCGCCAAATATCCACTCACCGGCTACTCGAAAGAGGATTGGGATGCCGTCGATAGTCCCGAACTCACTGATGAGGAGCTTGCATCGGCCCGGCCGGCGGCAGAGGTCCTGCCGAAGGCGTTTTTCGACCATGTCAACGAAGTGCGCAGAGGTAGAGGCCGGCCGGCGCTCGAACAGACGAAGCAGACCATCACCATCCGGCTCGATCCGGATGTGATCGAACATTACAGGTCAAGCGGAAGAGGATGGCAGAGCAGGATCAACGATGATCTGAGGAAGCTGTCCGGACTTGAGAAATGACCGGTTGTTATTTTGATATATTCGATCGGAGGGCGCCCGCCGACTTGGTCGACATTCCCTCTAGATTCAAATTTCGCAGCTTGGATTTACGGTAGTATTAACTGATTTGCCGGGGGGTGATCAACGGCTAATCGTGGGTTGCGGATCAATTTGTGCGCCCCGGCGAGTCTGCCGGAAAACGCATCCCCAATCTCCGTCATCCCAGGCCTTGAGCCTGGGATCCATGCCCGCTGCCGATGGAGGCCGGCGTGGATCCTCGGGTCAAGCCCGAGGAGGACGGAGCAAGGGGTGAGCCAAACCCGAGGTGGTGACTCAGTGACGCTGGCCGCTGTTATCGACTCAATAAGAATTGGCCGGCATCGATTTAGTTGCCACCACCTCTGGATTCAAATTTCGCAGCTTGGATTTACGGTAGTCCTAACTGATTTGCCGGGGGGTGATCAACGGCTAATCGTGAGTCTCACGTCAGATCGAAATCGAGCCTGCCCGACCAAGTGGGCGCCAGAATGCCATCCGCTCTTCGGCAAGTTTGGCAAGCCGCGCTCCCCACCCTCCGTCATCCTCGGCCTTGAGCCGAGGATCCATGCCCGCTGCTGGTGGAGGCCAAGGTAGATCCTCGGGTCAAGCCCGAGGAGGACGGAGCAAGGGGTAAGCTCCGTGGCAAATCCATGGTGGTGGCTCAGTGACACTGGTCGCTATTATTGACGCAAGCATGACATTAGGCGGCGCCGACTTGGTCGACATCACCTCTGGATTCAAATTTCGCAGCTTGGATTTACGGTAGTCATAACGGATGTGCCAGGAGGTGATCAAGGACTTTTGATCGCAGGTTACGTACTGGTTTGAATCAACCCAACCCGACCCAATCGGCGGCAAAACCCCTCGCCCGCTTTGCGAGCCTTCAGCTCCGGCGTACAATGCGCAGGCTGTTGATCAAACGGTGGAGAAGTTCGGTGAAAACCACGAGACTTTTTCTTTGCCTCGTCGCTTTTCTCAGCGTCACGTTCGCTGGAAACCCAGCTGATGCCGACGAACTGGTTCACTTCGAAAGCGCGCCCGTAAAGCTCAGCCCATTTCGAATAAGCAAGGCCAGGGAACAGGGAGAAATTCTTTCTCAACCGCAAGGTACACCCCTGCTGGGATATCTATCCCGCCCCCGGGGTGATGGTCCCTTCCCGGCGGTCGTCGTGCTGCATGGATGCGAGGGTATGCGTCTGAGCGTCAAGGAGCTTTGGCCGAAACGACTGGTCTCATGGGGTTACGTCGTGCTCGTCGTCGATAGCTTCACCACCCGCAATATCAAGGACACGTGTCAAAGCCATCTCCCCGATCGCGTCTTCGACGCCTATGGCGCTTTGAATTTTTTATCGAAACAAAGCTTTGTCGATATCAGGCGCGTTGCCTTGATGGGCTTTTCAACCGGCGGCACGGCGACGCTGGAGGGAACAAAAATTGAAGGCAACGAACAGCTGATGGACCACAAATTCCAGGCAGCGGTTGCCTACTATCCCCGCTGCGCGGCAACTCAGGGCGATGCGACGGTGCCGATCCTGATTTTGACTGGCGAACGAGACAATTGGAGCCCGGCCGACCGATGCCGGAAGAGGCTTGCCAATCTGAGTGACGATAGCCCACCGATCGAGCTCAATATCTACAAGGGTACCTACCACGATTTCGATGCGCCGGAGTTCAAGGTGGGAAGGAGGGTGTTGGGTCACATCGAAAAATACAATCCGGACGCCGCAGGAAAGTCCATCCGCAGCGTTCACACATTCCTTCAAAAGTACCTCTCGAACTAA